ACGGCTATCTTAGCGTTAGTAACGGCGTCATCCGATAGCTTTAGGGTATCAATTAGGCCATCTGGTATCTGTGCATCTGCAATAGCCCCCGTTAAGTCACTGAAGTCCTCAGCACCGCCAACGACTTGCTCCCATACAGAACCCGTCCACTGGTACAGCTTGCCATCAGTACGGTTGAATACCTTTTCACCAACAAAGTTGCCTGAAGCCGGGAGTGATGTAACATCCTCAATGGCATAGAGACCTTGCTCAGTGAACAAGCTATATACCCCGTTAGCAAAGTCATCGTCATCAATAAAGGTGGTTGTCGCTGATACACCAGTAGTAAATGCAGAAGCGTTGCCACTGTAATCCACTGCCTTCAAAAAGTAGTATCTGGTTTCCTGTATGCCCAAGTCTGAGCGAACGAACTCGCTACCACCTGATATTCCAACCTTTGTTGCGCCAGATGATGAATTAGAAGTATTCTCCCAAATCTCAACAAAGTTAAAATCAGCATCAGCAGGATTGGTCCAACGGACAGTGATGTACCTGAAGCCACCATCAGCAGTAATTGCTGTAGGTAGACCCGGAGCGGTCACATCCCCGCCACCAGTGAACTGAACAGTTACAAACCCACCTTTAACCCCGTTTATGCTAACGGCACGAACTCTGAAGACATACTCTATCCCATCAACCAAGGGTGTCAATTCTATTGTGTTGTTTGAAGTAGTAGTGCTTGAATAAGAACTGTCAGACAGCGCCTTCCATTCAACATCGTAGTGTAAGACAAAAGAACTTGTAGCAGCAGTCCACGATAGAATTGCAGAGTTAATGAAAGTACCGTCACCTTGGATACGACCGCCACCCGATGCAATTAAGTTGCTTACAACTAGGCCGCTAAAGGGATTAGGTAAAGTTGTACTATCACGTTCATAGGCTTCACCATCATCTATTTCATCATAAACAGACTCAGCAGTTTCCCTTAGCGTAAGATTTACTTGTAGATCAAGCCCATCTGTAAGGCCAAAGTTCCACGACAACACTTGAAACTCTTTGTTTACCCAACCAAACCGCTCGTTAGTAACACGGATATTGTCACCAACTTGTACTTGCAAAGCACTAAGGCCAAAAGCGGCTGTAACTGTAAGTTGCTGTCGGTTACTATCCAAGGCAATTCGTGCGATACGACGAGCCTCAATAGAGTTATCTGTAAACGGAAGGTCTACATCAGCGATAGACTTTTGGTTGTTATCTGCAATTACAGAGGCTGGGCTAGTAACTTCAGGGTAGTCAGTTGTTTGCCAGTTGCTCTCAGCACCACGGAATGTACCACGAACTGCATTGAAGTTGTCTCTACGGGAATGTCGTGTAGAAACATTAATCCCAGAACGTAGGTCATCCTCATTGAGGTCCAGAACAGGTGTAGTCCAGTAGGCTGGCTTCATACGCCACTTACCTTGAGCGTACCACAGAGTACCCCCCATAGAAGACAGGAGGTTGTCGATAACGTCATAGGGAGTTACGTTAGTAGTGAAAGCACCATTGCAGGTATAACGTGTAGTACCAGCGATAGTGTTGGTCTGATTACAGACACTAACAGCAGCATTAACTAGACTGTCATCAATGTTAGCGTCAACTTCACCAAGTCCATACCCTGTTGAAGAAAGGTAATCACGAAGGCATAACGCAGGGTTATCTGACCAAGCGGTAGTTTCAGAGTTAGGATCGTAAACCTTCTTGCCCTTTACCTCTGCTGTAAATGTGGGAATACCGTTAGGGTACACATTAGCATCATACTCCATACGAATGTACATATAAGCAATGCCACGCAGCCTATGCTGAGAAGTCCAAAGACCATCTGATTCAGCAACAAGGTCGCTATCAGCAGCTTGGTCAGGTAAACCTAAGTGCAGGTTAATACGCAGTTTACCATCGTAACGAGCAGACGTAGTTGAGCCATCACTTGAGTAAACAAGTGGTATGTTACCATCAGGATCAATATCAGTTACATCAATGTATTCATCGTTAATGTAGATACGATCAAAAGAGTTAATCTCATGTCCAGACACAGCTACAATACGATGCAGGTACTGGTTGGTACCACCAGTAGCCTCATCATATACAATAGCACCGCCAACACGGACCTTACCATAGATAATCTGATGGTCTAGTGCCGAGCCTGATGTGTTGACTTGATACCCACGGTTAGCACCAGAGATAGAGGGCTTAGGTGTAAGTGCCTTTAGCGCCATCCCCATAGCAAAGTTAAATGCAAAAGTACCTAAGAAGGTTGTGAAAACCATAGTTCCTGCTACATAACTAGCTGTCGTAGACGCCAGTGCTACCAGTGTTGTTATAGCCATAGTTAGCTCCCCAAATACTTAGAGTAGACACGTTCTACCTCATTGAACTCTAGTCTATCTAGTAACTTATAAAAAGGTTGATGAACCTTAGTGTTGATTGTCAGTACAGAAACACCATCATCTTTAAGGCACTTCTCAGCAAACTTGATTAAACGAACACCAGCGAAACCTTTACGGTAGTCGCCGTGGAGATATATAATATCGTTATTAGCAAACAAGTGATCCTTGTAGTGCAGGTTGGTTCCCACTAAGACAACGAAGTAACCCACAAGTTTACCCTCGTCCCTAGCTGTAAACACTCTCAGCTTATGATTATCCTCTAAGTTTTGATAGGCTTCCCAATCAGGGTTTAACCTAATAACGTCCTTGTGTAATGCTATCTCATCCCAATGGAGTTGTATCAAGTATTTACACTCATCTTTAACCTGACTGAGAAACTCTTGTTGATACTTAAGCCTCACTCTTACTGCCCCATGCTATTTTCTTGTCCTGCAAGTCCTCAACAAAATCTAATCCCTTGTCGTTGGGATAAACAGACTTTTGATAACCCGATGTAAAACGGGCAATTCTAGCTCTCTCAAGGTCAATTAGTTTGTTTTCAACCCTAAGTTCGATTGTAGACTTGTCGCCACCATCAGAAATGTTCATCTGATCCATGTAACCAGAAAAAAGCTGGTTTAAGGCTTGCTCTCCAATTACCCCAAAGTGTATGTTACACACACGACCTTGATAAGGCTCACTGAGGGCCAAAGACACAAGCTCTTGAGGTACACCACTCAGGGTAATAGTCGCACCCTTAACAGACATTTCAGCAGTTTCTTCAACAGAGGATATATCAAGGATTTGGCCTAGTCCAACATAACTGTTGCCACCTATGGTAAGTGTCCCTTGTCCAGTCCACATGCGGATTGCCTCACTGTCAAACAATAGTTCAACTGCAAAGAAGGGGTAAATAACACTGTCGTCTAAAGAGTTGGTTGTAGTCGGGGTTAGGTCTCTTGACATATCTTTCTACCTTATGTGAGTGCTTCTACAGCTTCAAAAGAGATGCCATAGATAGAGGCGTTGTTTATTGACCACGAGGATATATTATTGGACAGTCGAAACACACCCTTGGGTGAATTAAGGTTAACAACAGCACTTGTGTAGTTGTCCCTAAGTCCGGGCCATATCTCAAGGGAACCACTGCCGTCTTGGTCAACTAATACTTGATGTAGCTTAGAACTTGAGCCAGACCCCAGTTGAATATAATCACCAGCCTTAAGAGTGCCTGTCATGGAAACAGTAACGGTCTCATGACCAGTACTACCAGAGATGGTACAAGAGGTGGCAGTACCCTGTGGTGTAGCGTAGTCAGGATCGCCTAGGAGGAACGTACCTACTGGCCCCTTAAGTCCAACCAGTAGTGCCTTCCACTGTGCAGCCTTGTCACGGTGTACCGAAGGGATATTAACTGAGGCTTCCCACTTCTGTCCACCGTGAGAAACGATCTGTTGTTTATAGGTAAAGGGAGACTGAGAGGTAGCTACAGCATTAACTGCCCTAAGCTCAATGTTCTCGATCCCGATAGACGTTGGTGTAGCTAATGGATAGCTGAGTGCCATATTATTGTTCCTTTAACCAAAGACGGCCTTAGTTGTTCCGCCTCTACGACGATCATCAAGCATTGATTTCTTAGTCATCTGTGCGATCTGAGGTGCAGCCTGAGCAATGATCTTCTTAACGCTGTCGTCACCGTTAGCTGAGAAATTGAAGTTTTGAACTATGGTAGGTCCGTTGGTATTAGCTTTCTGACCTTTAGTGTGATCTATGACAGTTTCCCGTGGGTGCATCATCGCCATAAAGCCACCCTTACCGTCTAAGCCACCTGAACGTGGGCCATTGCCTGTGTAACCACCATTATCATAAGACTCAAGGCCACCACCTATAGTCTGCATAACAGGGTTACTAGAGCCTGACATAATTCCACCTATAGCATTTATCGCCCGTTGGACGACAAGAACCTTGAAGAGGTGTCTTACGATGTCCCTCGCCATGTCACGGAAAGCATCCTTGACGGACTTCGTTCCATCAACCATAGACTTATGGTATCAGCAAGGTCTTCTTGGGCTTTCTTTTGTTTCTCAAGAGCTACGGTTTGCTCGTTTATCAAGTGAATCTTTCTAGCTTCTTGTTGCAACTGCTGCCCGTTAAGAGGGTTTCTCTTCTTAGCATTGTCCTCTTGCATCTTAAACAAGAGATCCTCGTAACGAGCCTGTTCGTCGGTCAGGGACACAAGTTTTTGCTTATGCTTCGCTTGAATAATAAGCTGCTCTACTGCTTCTCGTCCTGTTTGGCGAGTGTCTTCTCTGTCTGTACCTGAAGGTTGTCCCTTACCAGTAGGGGTGCCACGACCAGCATACTTTCGCATAGCTATCGCACCCGCGCTACCCTCAAACATAGTGTAGGTAACGTCACGTTGTGCCTTTAGTAGTTCCAGACCTGCCTCAAGAGCCATATTACCGAGTAACAAACTCTGTATGTGCGAGTCATCCACACCAGCTTGCTCTAGTTTAAGGGCTAGGTTTTCCCGCTCAATTTTGTTTTGTTCTGCACGGTACTGCTTGGAGTCCTCACCATATCTAAGTGCAACGTCTTGTAGACCTATAGCCTGTTCTTGCAACCTTTGCTGCTCC